ACCGCTTCTGGATTCCACAAAGAAGATGATCAACAAAGAAGCTTTCGAGAAGATGAAAGACGGTGTTGTACTTTTGAACTTTGCCCGTGACCTTCTGGTTGATGAGGATGCACTGATTGAGGCGCTGAACAGCGGCAAGGTGAAAAAGTATGTAACAGACTTTGCCAACCATACAGTTGCAGGTCATGAGGGTATTCTGGTGACTCCTCATCTTGGAGCATCCACAGAGGAATCTGAGGAGAACTGTGCAGTTATGGCAGTGAAGGAGGTTCGTGATTTCCTTGAGAATGGTAATATCAAAAACTCCGTAAACTTCCCGAACTGTGATATGGGTACCTGCGTAGCGGTTGGACGTATTGCCATTACACATAAGAACATTCCTAACATGATCAGCCAGCTGACCAAGATTCTTGGTGCTGAGGGCCTGAACATTGCAGATATGACAAACAAGAGTAAAGGTGAGTATGCGTATACTCTGATCGATCTGGAGAGTGCAGCTTCTGCAGAAGCACTGGATGCGCTGAAGGCCATTGAGGGTGTTTCAAAGGTTCGCGTGGTGAAATAAATTCAAATACAGATAATTGACATTAAGACAACAGAATGTTAATATAAGTATAGAAAAAGAGTGTTGCCGATAGACGGTTAGCCCATATACTGGTTAGCAAAAATTGCCGCTTAGTTTTGATATGCCCCTTGTCAAGTAGACAGGTGAAATATCTAAAGGTAAGCGACAAAAATACCTACATTTCATTTTGGAGTGTAGGTATTTTTATGCACACCATTTCTCTTTATATTTTTTAATTCGTTTGTTTTCTGGAATAGGATATTCTACTGGTATGTCAGATTTCAGTGCTTCTTGACGTACTTCTAGGGGTGTTTTGCAGCAATACCTATCCTGTGGACGTTCTTCACTATAAAATCTTATATAATCCTTTATTGCAAATCTTAATGAGGATTCATCAGTTATTTCGTACATCTGATACATTTCTGCTTTGATAATTCCCCAGAAACCTTCTGTTGGTCCATTATCAATACAATGTCCAACCCGAGACATGGATTGTCTCATTTCTTGTTTTACAAGTTTCTTTTTAAACATTTTGCTGGTATACTGGAATCCCCGATCTGAATGAAAAATCGGCTTTGCACAGGGGTTCAACGCAATTGCCTTATCAAAAGTTTTAAATACTAATTTATTATCATTTCTGGCACTAACAGCATATGACACAGGATATCTATCATACAGATCTATAATGGCACTTAAATACAACTTCTTTTTTTTACCTGGCACTTTAAATTCAGTCACATCAGTAGCCCATTTTTGATTGGGTGCAGTTGCGTAAAAATCTCTTTGTAATATATTTTGTGTTGTTTCATCTGCATTGGCATTCCTATATTTTTTCTTCTTTTTTCGTATAACGGAATGGATTCCCAGTTTTTTCATAATTCTGTGAACTCTATTTTTGCTGTACTTTGTTTGATTAAAATGATTGATCCAAGAAGTCATTCTCCGATACCCTAAGATATGACTAAAGCGTTCATCATACTCCTTAATGAGCTCTGCAAGTTTGATGTTTTCCATTTCATCCTCAGGTGTTTCACGGTGTAGCCATTTATAATAAGCAGCTCTTGCGACCTCCAAATGTTTACACATCCATCCAATACTCCAGTTTTTCTCTGTATGAAAATATTCTATCGCAAGATATTTTGATTCATGACGAACCTTACCCAGCCTCACATCCTTTCGAAGTCTTTCACTTTTTTTAACAATTCAACAACCATATCCTTTTCTTCCAGCTGACGCTTTAGTCGTAAGTTTTCACGTCTCAAACGTTCTAATTCATCTACTTCATCATCTGTTTTACGTTGACCGCGTCTGTCAGTTAATCCGGATTCCCCATCACTATCATATTTCTTTACCCAAGAATAGACCTGACCGTAAGAAACATTGAATTTTGTAGCTGTATTCTTATAGTCACGATTATGGTTGATGCAATAATTAACGATTTCTTTTCGTTCCTCAAGTGTTGTTTTTCTTCGTGCCTCTGCCATATAGACCTCCCGTTTTGGATTATAATCCTTGAACTCTCTATTGGCATTATACACCTTAATCCAACTTCGCAAAACAGAACGACTAGATATTGCATATTTAGCGATGATATCGTCAACAGTCCCTTCTCCATTTAGAACTGCTTCTACGCATCGGAGTTTAAACTCCTTTGAATAAGTTCTATTTCTATTCGATGGATGACAAAATGCAGCTATCCCATGAATTTGATATTCATTAATCCATCCTTTTAGTGTTGAATATCCTATACTGTATTTATCAGCAAGGAACTGAATAGAACCTATACCATCCAGATATTCCTGCGATACTTTAGCTCTAAACTCAGGTGAATGTTTTGATTTTGGCATGAAAAATACCTCCAAAGTAACAGATTTTTATATTTAATCTGTCTACTTTAGAGGTATCATATCAAATTTCCTGGCGGCTTATATCTCTTTATTACAGAATGTTACTGTTATTAAAATATTATTTTTTCACCATCTGAACAACATTTGTGTCATCTTCTGAGGTTTCATTCTCAGTGTTCTGTGACTTAGCTTCATCCGGGTAGGTGTAAAACTCGTGAACACCATATTTAAATAATTTTTTTAAATCCTTATCAAACCAGGACACGTTCTTTTTGTCCGCAGCAGAACGCTGAACAAAGAACAGAGCTCCTTCTGAATAGTCAGTTCCCTCTAATGCCTGTTTCACAGCTTCCCTGGTCTCATCTGTTACCGTTACTTCATAAAACTTACCATCGTAAACAGGTGAAAACTGAGGAATTCCATTTCTCTGATCCAGAATAACACCTGTAATGGTATCTGGAAATTCCTCATGGGAAAGGCGGTTCATAATTACATTTGCGATCAGTACACGACCTTTAATGTCCTCTGTGCCCGCCTCTGCCTCTACTATATGAAGCAAGTTATCATAATCTGCGTCCGACATGATCTTCGGATTTGCAGACATGGATACTGCAGCTGCATCAAGGCTCGCAACTGTATCAGCCATAGAGTCCCCTACATTCAACTCATCCACGTTTCCTTTTATCTGCTTCACGCGCTGGCCTACCATGACTCTCTCGCATGAAGTTCCAATTCTTGTTACAGATGTTCCTGCTGAAGGAGTATCTGCAACACTGGTTACCATACCGGCAATTCCGGTAGGCAGATCATACTCTACACTTCCAAGGTCAGTCCAGGCATCCGCGGATCTATTCTCTTTGTCCGAAGCTGCATATACCTGGCTCCGTGGACCAAACTCCGCCACCTTCGTTCCAACTGCCAAAATCATTGCCAACGTGGCGCAGGCGCTAAGAGCTACAAAATTATGTACAAGAGCATTTCCATTCTTTTTTTTCTGGGCATCGCTCTTGCAAGTTGTTACATGTTGTAAACTTCTTTTTAATTTCATATTCTTCTTTCCTTGCACTTCTGTTATGTTTTGATTTCTTTTATTATTTATTCTGTAACATTTCTGTAATTTATAGGAAAATTATATTTAATAAACTCCAAAATGTCAAGTTTTTTTTGCTTTCTATAGCTTTTTTCTCTAAAAACAGGTAAAAAAAGAAAGGCAACAAGAAAGAAATAGGATGATTCATTCAAAAATCATGTAATATTTTTGATAAATTTACCCTGTTTCTATTTGTCCCCTTTTATTCTTAGGTATGGTTATTTCTCCCCTTCTTATGGATTTTATTATAGCTTTTCTTTTTCTGTTCGTCAAACCTTTTTTATCGCCGAATTCTGACAAAAAGCGCCGTTACCTTTCAAAGCAGCAAACCACCGCACAGTCTTTTTTATGAACTGATTTGCGGTGGTTTGTCTTTTTGTTATCAAATATGCTTCTTATTATAAATAAGGTTTAAACAAATCTCTCAGCGGTTATTAATTGCTGTTACAAGTGCATCAATGGAAGCACGGATAATATCCGGGTCTACGCCTGCTCCCCACGCCATAGTTCCGTCAGGTTTCTTGATTCCAACATATGCTATAGCCTTAGAACTGGAGCTGCGCTCTAACGCATGTTCCTGGTATACTTCCAGAGAATACTTCAATTCGTATGCTTTCTTCAGGGCATTGCTCACTGCGTCAAGACGTCCATTTCCCACAGCCTCTGTGGTAATTGTTTTTCCATTAAATGTGGAGATTACCTTAGTTGTAATTCCCTCGCTCGTCTGCTGGAAGTGCACTTCATTAATGCTGTACGGCTGTCCCACATTCTCAAAAGTCTTTTTGAACAGATCAAAGATTTCATCTGGATGAAGCTCTTTATGAAGGTGATCAGAAACACCCTTGGCTGCGTAACCCATTGCCTCACGCATTTTTGGCGGAAGGTTCAGACCGTATTTTGTTTCCAGAATGTAGCCTACGCCGCCTTTGCCAGACTGGCTGTTGATACGGATAACATCTGCATCATAATTACGTCCAACATCTGTGGGATCAATTGGCAGATACGGAACTGTCCAGCGGTTCGGATCTTTTTCCTCGATCCAGTGCATACCTTTGGCAATTGCATCCTGATGGGAACCAGAAAATGCTGCAAAAACAAGTGCTCCACTGTATGGACTTCTCTCTCCAACTGTCATTCCCGTGCAACGCTCATACACCTCGCAGATGTGAGGCATATCGGAGAAGTCAAGCTTCGGATCTACTCCCTGGGAATACATGTTCATTCCAAGTGTTACAATATCAACATTACCAGTACGCTCTCCGTTTCCAAAAAGAGTTCCCTCGATGCGGTCTGCTCCGGCAAGAATTCCCATTTCAGAATCTGCCACACCACAACCTCTGTCATTGTGAGGATGTAAGGAAACGATTACATTTTCACGGCGAAGCATATGTTTGCACATATATTCAACCTGACTCGCATATACATGCGGCATGGAATGCTCCACTGTTACCGGAAGGTTGATGATACATTTGTTGTCCGGAGTCGGCTGCCATACATCGATAACCGCATTGCAGACCTCAAGGGCATATTCCGGCTCAGTTCCTGTAAAGCTCTCCGGACTATACTCAAACTGGAAGTTTCCTTCTGTCTGTTCAGCCAGTTCTTTTAATAATTTCGCACCTTCTACGGCAATCTTTAAAATCTCTTCTTTGGATTTCTTGAATACCTGTTCACGCTGTGCAACAGATGTGGAATTGTATACGTGAACAATAGCTTTGGGCGCACCTTTTACGGCTTCAAAGGTTTTACGGATAATATGCTCCCTTGCCTGTGTCAGTACCTGGATCGTAACATCTTCAGGAATCAGTTTGCGATCGATCAGGGTACGAAGGAACGTATACTCTGTCTCGGAAGCAGCTGGAAATCCTACTTCAATCTCTTTAAACCCAATCTGTACAAGAAGTTTGAAAAACTCAACCTTCTGTTCCAGGCTCATTGGGATGACAAGTGCCTGATTTCCGTCACGAAGGTCTACAGAACACCATGCAGGTGCCTTATCAATATAGTCCTTTTTTGCCCAGTCCATACAGGTTTCTGGTGGAAGATAATACTGTTTTTTGTATTTGCTTACATTCATCATTTTTTATTCCTCCATATTGTAAATTTAATTTTTCTCTTTTCTGTGACGGAAGGATTCTTTGTCTGCTGGGTCAGAGCTCAGTCTGATAAAGCAGCTTTATGTGGTATTAAATTCCAATGGAATTACTATCACATAAAAAAAGTCCTCCAGCTCTGCACACATACAGGTGCAAGAGACGGAAGACATACATCTTACGCGGTACCACTCTTATTTCATGAATAGAATCCATACACTTATCGGATACGGGATTACTCCTTATATCCTTTCCCTGTAACGGTGGAATCCGGCTGTGTCTACTCTCGCTTCTTCTAATCATTCGAAGTAATTTCAGACAGCTGCTCCAAGGCGAGTTCTACAGTTTCCTTCCGTCATCTCACACCACCCGATGACTCTCTGCGCTCCGGTACCTGTGTACTACTCCTTATCAAAGCATTTCTCTTATATGTTCTTTGTGGTTATTACCTTAACATTTTTCAAGTCACTTGTCAATGACTAATCGGGGCAACAGGATTTGAACCTGCGACCTCACGGCGCACAATTTTTTCATCATTTATAACGAAAAAACCAGTAAAATCAAGGGTTTTGCGCACTTTTAAGTTAAAATATTTTGATTGTATTTGATTGTATAAATCTTAAAATGTTAACTTCCGGAAATTTCCAACCGAAAATAGTTATACCATATATCCCGATCTCATGCAAGCAAAATTGGTAAAAAATCTTAATTCTATAAAGCTTCCATAATTTTTGTTTTATAGTCCAGATCTGTAACATCAAAAGTGTAATATTTTTCATTTACTTCTTCTGTGTGACCAAGAAGAGCTGCAGCCACTGTAGTTGATACACCGTTACATCTCATTTTAGAATTAAGTGTTTTTCTAAATGAATGTATACCTCTTTCCTTTATCCCAATCTGTCTACATTTAGTTTTTAAACATGATGAAATAATAGATGAGTGCACTCTTCCATTCTCATTGGCGAATACCCATTCACATAAATATCCATTTGTTTTTTCAACATATTTTAATAATGTAAATAGTTTTAATATGTTTTTTGTGATTGGAATAATTCTTTCCTTATGATTTTTTGTATCATCAACAAAGTATATTTTATTAATTTTGTCATATTTTTCTGACTTGTTGATAATAAAATATTTATCATGAATGTCTTCCCATTTTAAGGCTGATATTTCTCCGACTCTCATACCTGTAAATGAAGCAAGTTGTACCGCATATGTTGGAATATAATTAGGATTATTTTGATAATCTAATATAAATCTTTCCTTTAACTTATTTAGTTCAAAGTCAGAAAAAATATTATCTTCCAAATTTTTCCTTTTTTCTGTACAATATATATAAAATTGGCTCGCCTTTAAAAATTCCATAGGGTTTGTTGTTATATATCCCTTTGTTCTTGCACTATATATAGTATTATTAATATAACCAAATAAAGTTTTGCAAGCTTTCTTACATAACTTTTGTGATTTAACAGTATTTGCAATGAAAACCTTTATTTCTTCTTCGGTTATTTCTGATAATTGCATTTTTGAGAATTTTGTATTATCAAAATACCTTTTTCTGTCTGTGTCGTATTTATTGATTGTATTGTTACTTACCAAATTATCTTGTACAGATCTCCAATGCTTATATGCAGAAATAAAATCTTTTGGCTTTTCAACATCTTTCTTATAAAACTCAATTACAGCTTTTTTAATATCAGCTTCTGTTGATCTACTTATTTGTGTTCTTTCATTATTATCTGCAGGAAGATAAGTATACCACCTATTTCTTGCCCCCTTCCATATTCTGTATTTATGTTTACTTAAAAGCTCATCGTTTTTTTTCATCTCGATTTGCTCTTGTATATGTGATAAATCAATAATACCATTTTTTATGGCATAATTCAATTCTTCTTTGTCCATATAATAATAGGAGGAATTAGGATACCCTTTTAATCTGCGCAGAAATTCCTCTTTCCTCCATGCATTATTATTTATTCATCAATATCTTCATCGTCTTTGTCTCTTCCAGCTGTAAGACAAGCTGTGAGAATAAGTCCAACTACTCCACCAACTACAAATGTACCGCCTATAATACAAATAAATGTTCCAATACCAAGTGTAATCATGCAGCTCCATCCTCCATCCTGTGAATTTCTGTGCCAAGCAATTCTAAAGCAGTGTAAAATTTAGTGTCAATTTCCTCATAAACACAATCAACAATGTTTTTTATAATTTTCCTACGAGTATAATTAAGCTTTTGATCTTCGGTAAAATCATCTATAGATATATTCATCTTCAACTCATTAGAATCAAGCTCAACACCATTTTTATGCTCTTCTAATCTTCTTTCAAGATACCATTTAGCTTTTTCCAAGTCCTGTAGTTCTTTTTGCTTATCACCAATATATTTCTTACCGGCTCTGCAGATATATTTAACTACATTACCAAGGCAGTAACCGAGTCCCCAGTCTTCTATAAAATTGATTACCTGGTATTTTGTTCCACAATAATGAGATGGATTATCTACTGCATCGTGACCGGAAACTGGATCAGAATAGGCGTGTGATACAGCTTTACAATTGTCTTTTCTAACAAATGTTTTGAAACTATATGATAAATTACCATATGTCTTATCTATAGATTCAATCTCATCAAAATTGTTTAAAAGGTATTCAATTGGGAAAAATACGTCTGCAGTTGAGATACATCTATCGCCTAAATTAACGATTGTTGCATAAACTTTCTCACAATGAGGTAAGAGCATTTTGTAAATACTCTCTCCACCAATTGCAAAATACTTAGTCGGCATTTCGGCTATAAATTTTACTTCTTCTTTTGTCATTTTTTTTAACACATTAACATCTGTAGCATATCCATCATCTTCATTGATTGGCTCTACTGCATAATTAAGTGTCGTAGACAGAACAATATTGTTCCTACTTTTAAATGGTTTATTGCCAATACTGTTCCATGTTTTTCTTCCCATGATAACAGAATGCCCAATTGTAATCTCTTTAAATCTTTTTAAATCATCTGGAATCCTATAAAGTAAGTCACCATTCTTACCAATTCCACCAAAATTATCCATACAAACGATTGCTGATAACATAAATTTTCTCTCCTTAAATACCCAATGGTAGTGTCAATTGTGGCTTCATTGGCTTGTAATTTTCCATAGAAAAGTCATCAATTGTCATGTCGTAAAAGTTATTTTTTTCTGGATTTAATACCAATTTTGGCATCAAATTTTTATCAATTTCACTATTTTTTAACGCCTCAAAAGTGACTAAATGTCTCTCATTTGCACGATGAATTAACTCTTTTGCCTGGTCAATATGGAGGTCGTATACCTGTTCATTTGCCACAAAATGAGTAAATTTTCCTGGCTTATATCCAGTATGTCTAGCTACCATCATAAGCAGTGCAGCGTACTGGATTTCATTAATTCCACCTCCACCTGAAGCAGCTAATAAGTCTCCTGATCTTTGATTTAGAAACAGGTCTAAATACTCTCCACGTACTGTCCAAATAGTCTCATAAGCACATGGTTTAAGACCGTTTGGTTCATCTTTAAATTCTTCTTCCTGCCACAAATTACAGATATGATAACGTCCATATGGATTGTTTTTGATATCATCTAAAACACGCCTTCTAAACAGATCATAACGATGCACTGTATGACCATATCTATATCCATTTGTACCATTTCCAATATCCCATAAATTCCAATATGACACGCCCATTTCATTCAAAAGCTTGAGGTCGTTTGACTCTTTTTGGAAGATCCAAAACATCTCTTTGATTGCACTTTTCCATGCAATTGGACGTAAAGTACAGATTGGAAATTCACCTTTTGAGAGGTCATATTGACGCATTTGATGTGTCACAAAATAGGTATGTGCAGGTGTTCCGTCCTCGTATTTTGGTCTAGGATTTTCATCTTTAATACCATTTTGAAGGATATTATAGATAGATTCTACGAGATATTTATCAGCTTTTGTCATTAATCCGTATTCGTATTCCATGTATTATTCCTCAACTTTCCATTTAGAAATATCTTCTTCAAATTTAGAAATTACGTCCTTGTTATTAGTGTGAATTACAATAAAAATTTCTTTTGGAATTCCAAGAGACAATAATCCCATAATAGATTTTGCATCAATGACATATCTGCCACATACTGCGTCAATATCATAATTGTATTTATCAATAGATTTCACGAGACTATTAGCATCATTCAGTGTATTCAGTTTGATTCTCATTATTTTCATCTTCTTTCACTTCTTTATTTACTATATCTTCATCTTCTAAAAACAATTTATATCCATGTTTATCATTACAAATGTTATATAATTTTGCATTTGCATCTTCGGACGCAGGTACACCCTTTTTGTGAGTGTACCTTTTGCAAATGTTTTGTTTTGGACATGTTTTAGAATTTTCATCTAATGCACAATAATAAAATGTGTCCATTTATTATTCTTTCTTGTCAGTTGATCCGAAACCACCGTTACGTGTTGCTTCTACATGATCGTCTTCTGTAATTCCATATTCTAAGAAAATTCCCTGGGCGATAGCTGCATTGCTTGTTACTGAAAACTCTTTATCTCCACGATTTACAAGTTTAATAAAAATGTGACCTTCGTTGTCAGAGTTAATAAAATCGCAGTCTATAATTCCTGTTCCATTTACTAGATTGCACTGATATTTAAATCCAAGTCCACTTCTTGGGTAAATCATAAGAACATAATCTGTATTCATACAACATTTAATACCTGTTGGAATTTTAATTACTTCTCCTGGCTTTAGTGTAAATGAAAATGGAGTTCTAATATCAAATCCTGCGCTAAACTTTGTAGCTCTTGTAGGTAACTCTAATCCATAATACATACTTTCAATTTCTTGTCTGAGTCTCTTGGATGTATCATCACCTGCAAGTCCAAATGTATCTAAATAATCTTTTTCAAACTGTTTATAGCTTACTTTCTCAAATTTTGCTACCCTCTTCATTAATCTTCATCCTCCTCGTCCCATGGATCATATTCATCGCAACATTCACAATCACCATTACAATGAAATTTTTTATCTAAATCAATTCCAAACATATATTTAATAATTCTGTCTTCACCAATAGTTTCAATCGCATCGTAAGCTATATCTCCATTAGAGAACAGTACAGTACCTACCGGTGGAAGAAATGAATCGTTCTCAACAGTAATTGACATGTCGTCTTCATCGAGTGCAAGCCAGAATGCGTACGATGGATGGGCGATTTCTCCATTGTGTTCATCTGCATAATTCTGAAGCTCTATCATTATTTTTCTACGTTCTAATTCAAATTCAGCTTCTTCTCTTGTTTTATAAATATCTCTAACGTTATAATATTTATTATCGTAAGTATCATTTTCCCAGGTAAGAGAAACTATATCATCCCAATTAATTCTAAAATAAATTTCACCCAAATTTGGTCTCCAACGTTTCTTAATTTCTTTTTTCTCTTGTTCTTCTTTATTTAAATTTGCGAGTTCCTGTAATTTTTTAGTAAAATCTTTAACAATGGTAGCTGTTGCTTTTACAAATTCCTCATCACAGCCATCTGTATCAATATGACTAATAATATTTTTCGATGCGCAAATAGTATCAAATTGTAATTTTATATTATTTGTATCCATATTTAACTCTCCTTTTCTTTATATAACTTTGTAATTTTTTCTTCTAAATATTTCAAATATTCGTCCCACATATTTTTAGTGTAGATATACTCTTTAGTCTGACGTGCCATCATTAACTTTTTCATATCAGTTTTATAATCAAATAGCTTATTTCTACGACCTAGTTTCTTTGCCAAAACATCAGATAAAAATGACTGTGTAAATCTTGAGAAAGTCAATAAGTCCTCTTTCTGGATATCAGCGATTATTTTCTTATATTCATCCATTTTATCCGTTGGTATTGAAACATCTGCTTTGGGGAAATTTTTTAGACTATAAGGTGTGATATCTGCACCAAATGATGATGCTTTTAATAGATTTGCAACTGCGTCCATATCTGCAGTCTTGAATTTAAATTCTACTTCACTATCATAAATGTGTGGATCTGAATATGGAATATTTGTTTCATCAAGTTTCTTTAAAATATTTTTCCCACGAATAATACTTGGGATGTAAGCTACAAAAGTACCTCGACCATAATAATAAATTTTATTACCGAATTGACATTTAATATATAAGTCATCATAGCTTTTATCAACGGTTCCATCTTCTTCTCTTGGCACATCATGACTTTCTGGTGAAAGTTCCGGTACAATTCTGTACTTACCTTTAAAATGCTGTGTTAAATAACACCTCAATATTCTTCGTAGTAAGTTTCTTCACTTACTTCTACCTTATTTTTCTCTGCAGCGTGGATTTTATCTAATGCCTCTTTACGAGTTTGAAATACATAATCTCCAAGAGCATTGTATCCAAATAGATAAACGTGTCTGTCCTTTTTATCCATACCGCAAAAATAATCTTCTCCAACTGTTCGAACTTTTAATTCACGCATGTCATAAATACCATTCTTTTTCTGAATCCTGGCATAATAAACCATGTCACCTTTATTTATTGTGCTGTACATGTTTTTTCTTCCTTTTCTTTTCTGTATTCCATAGGATTTTTTGAGTGCAGAGGGAATCAAGTGTAGCAATGACATTCTCGATAACCTCTTCAAGTTCATAATTTTTACCACAATCCCAGTTGTAAATAGGAAAATATATTTCATCATGGTCCATATCTGTAACTGTGAGTGTATATGTATTATCTGACAAATCAATGTCAACTGTTAACCTATC